TACTTAGCAAACCCAACTAAGGAGGAGCAGGTCCTGATTCAGTTGACCATTGAACGTATCTGCGTGGACATGTGCGACTTCTATGAGCGCTTCTACGCCCAAGAAGGCCCTGGCGCCATGGTTTATGTACCAAGGGCAGAGGAAGATTCAAAAAGCATGTTCTACTTGACTGTCTCGCATATGATCACTGCTCTTGACGACTTCAATCGTAAAGAAATGGAGGGTCCCGCAGAAGTTATGCAAAAGGCTATTGCCAGGGCAGAAGCATTGGATCCTGATAAAGAAGCACTTTTTATTATTCAAGATGAAAATAAAATGTCACTAATTCACTACAATCTTGAAAAACCAACAGGAGGCTTGGGGGAGTTTGTTATTACATGAACGGAAGATACAAACTACCTTATCACATTTACCTAAAAACAATAAGAAATGTTGTTGATGATTGGCTAACTCCTGTTGATTATTTACCGTATATTGACGCACTTCTTGGTGATATAGATCTTGATCCTTGCTCAACACATTTAGCAAATGATCAATTTTTAAGAGCAAAACAAATTTATACATTAAAAGATGATGGGCTCAATATTGAAACCCCTTGGACTGGTAAAACTTACTTGTTCCCACCAACCTATGGCAGATGTTCCTTCAATAAAGAACGTGGCACCTGGAGGTGGGGACTACGTGGTGGCGGGCCGTTATGCAAAGCACCTTCTGCTATCTGGTTTAAACGGCTAGAAAAAGAATGGAAACTTAGAAATATACCGGAAGCGTTATTTTTTTCAACAAATCACGAGGTAATGCGGACTTGTCTGTCTATTTGGGACTATCCGGTTTGCATTCCAAAAGATCGTTGTAATTTAATTCATGGCAAATCTTTAACAGTAAGAGGCGGTCCTTTTACCTGGGGTTATTTTGTATATTTACCTAAGGCTGAACTTGGGTTTAACCAGGCTGATAATTTTATTGAAATTTTTTCCCACATTGGAAAAGTTATTTATTAATCCAGCTTCTCAATACGTTTCTGTGCTGGTGCCTTAGGCGAACCAAACGCATTTTTAAATGAGTAGACGGTATCTGTATTGCGTATTTCTTGTCCCAAGCCAAGTGATCCAATTGGGACGGTACCGCCCATTGCACTCAAAGTGAACCGATTATCTTGCTTACGTTCTTGTGTTAAATTTGTTCTTTCTCCAGCCTTGTGCTGATCAATATATCTGTTAAGAAAACGTTTACCTTCTGTATTATCGCTTGCACATTGTCTTCCGTTCATATCGGAAGTACCGCAGCGATTGCTACCCCCACGAGTTGAGGAAATTTTGGCACCGCTCCGGCGGTTGTCAACGCTGTAATCGGTGCTAGTCTGTGGCTTCATAAAGTTATTCTGACAGCAACAAACCCATGGAAGACCTGGTTAATAGCCCGTCACACTATGCGTCTGGCGCGGTGGAGTGTATTGACGCAATTGAAGCAGCGATGACCAATGAAGCTTTTCGTGGTTACTTGAAAGGGAACATCCAAAAGTACCTTTGGCGTTACGAAGATAAACACGATTCTTTACAAGATTTACAAAAAGCAGCGTGGTACTTGAGGCGTGTAATTGTTTTTTATGAACGTTATGGATCCTGATAAAATTCTTCACGAATACTGTCCAGAACTACAGTTATTGGACATGTTGGACTGGTTGCAATGTACTATAGGTTTCGAGGCGAACCCAATCCCCCCTGTTCTTGATTCCAGTAACGAAAAAAGCGACGAATAGTTTCTCCAGTAGGATCCCACTCCACAACTTTTCGTTCTAGGTACTCGATTGCCTTGATTTGATTGGGGGTTCCCATATAACTTTCGCCAATATTGAGCAGGCAGTGCTTCAGAAGACATTTGTGTTCAGTAAATAGCGGGACTTGATCATCTGGCGCCAAGTAAGTATTGAGTTCAACACGTCGGCGTTCTTTTAAAAACGGACTGGCACCACGGTAAACAGGATTGATGAACGGACTCCACTCTTTAATAATGGCGTTCTTACTTGCTCGTTTGTTAATTAACTTCAAAAGTTGACATTCTTTGAAGTTAGCTAGACCCACACTGTGCGCGTAACTTAGGAGTGCGGCACGTTTTTTAGGTGCGGTCGGCATGACAACGTAGTGCTGAACCTTATCTGCAAACTCTTCTAAATCCTTGATCAACTGTTCAAGAATTTCTTTTTCTGTTGCTCGGCTAAACATTCCCGCCCAGTGTTTGCCGATGCGTTTTGATCCATAGCCGATACGCCATTCACCGTGTTCCGTTTTGTACGCAGCAAAACGGCCAAAACCGCAGTCGGTCCTGGCCGGAGTGTAGAGCTGTATAAGCTTAACGGCGGTGTCGTTAAGAAAAGGGCTTTGGTATTCCTTAGGGGACAACCACGCTTCCGGTATATGACGCCTCACTATAGTCGTCAAAAGTCAGAAGCACAATATAATCTTTTGCTGCGTTGGTTACGGTCACGCCTACGGCACCTTTGCCCTTACCTGCTTTAAAAATATTAAAAAACTTTTGGTAGCCAGTAGGAGCGCTGCCTGTATTGTATGCATCTTCTTGGAAAATTTCCAAGTCAATCAATGCGGAGCTTTTATCAATCTTGACAATGATATCCCCAGTGGAGGCTGGGTTTACGCGGAACCCACGGGTCAAATCACCGACGTTACCGGCTGCAGTGGGACCTAGAAAAACAATTTCAGTTCCACCGCTGACCTGCAGCTTATCTAAGGTGCCTTTAATAGTACGAGTGACGGCCATGGGTATTAGGAGAGTTGGCTTTGAGTAAGGGAATTAAAACTGATGTCGGCATCAATGCCATGGTCTTTCAAAATGTTTAAGAACATTTGTCGGTCCATAGCGCGTTGATGAAGCAAGTCAAGGAAAGTTTCCTCTAGCTCATCCCTATCCATCTCACGGATGGCAAAGGCAGCTGCATGGATAGCGAATTCAGCATCCATTGGTAGGTTCAGACCACTGGCGTCCATCAAATCGCCCAATCCATGACGTAATTCTAACAGCTCTGATTAAAATTCGGTTATTTTTGGTACGCTGGATCCTTTAAGGGGACGTAACGCTGGTCCACAGTGAAACTTGGTGGATCTCCAGGGACTTCAAGACCACCTTGAAGTAGGGCTGGTAAGCGTTCTGTGACGTACTGCTGTAAGTGTTGACTTGTGGCTGGTGTGGCGGGCATTATGAGAGCCCCTGGGGCTTAGGAGGTAAGAGCCAAAACTGTAGGCGGTAAAAAAAGTAACCCAAAACAAGAAAAATATTGATTCCACTTGCCACGGGTTCTTTTAACCACTATATTTTATCTAAACCGGAAACCAAGCATGGACCAGGCCACAATTGCCCATGAGCTGATGAAAGCTGCTGTTGCTGGGGCCAGTAAAACGCAGGTTATTCGACATTTTAAAGAACACTACAAGTGCACAGATCAAGACATTAAACAGTGTATAAACTTATGTGGCTTTAAATTTAAACCAAAAAAGATTGATTATTCTTGGTTTTACAGTAATTTTAAAGAACAAGATATTGATTGGTTTGATTTTCCTTTTACTCAAATTGGTGTTGTAAATAATTTTTTATCTGCAGAAGAATGTAACGCAATTATGTCTTTAGTGAATAAAAATTTACGTCCTTCGGTTGTATCAAACCCTAGGGACGACAATAAAATTTCAAACTACAGAACTAGCAAAACCTCTGATCTACACTACCTTGCGTCCCCGGCTTTTAATTTATTAGATAAAAAAATTTGTAAGTTTTTGAATATTTTTCCTTTTCTTGGCGAAACAATTCAAGCGCAAAAATACGAACCAGGGCAGTACTATAAAAAACACTGTGATTACTTTACTCCTTTTACTAAAGAATATAAAGTTTATACAGAATGGATGGGACAGCGCACTTATACGTTTATGTGCTATTTAAATGATGTAGAAGAAGGTGGTGAAACCAATTTTATAGCGCTTAATAAAAAAATTAAACCAAAACAAGGTATGGCTGTTATCTGGAATAATCTTTACAGAAATGGAATACCAAACCCAAAGACTTTACACGAGGCTTGTCCGCCAGTGAGTGGAGATAAGTACGTGATTACAAAATGGTTCCGGAGCTGGCCGCTGATCTAGTTGGCGGCGATCTGGAAGGTTACTTCAGCGTCGGTGCCACCTGTTTCGTGGAAGAAGCTGGCGCGAAGCTTCCGCATGGGAAATCCGCTGACGTTGTACGTGTAGGTTCCGTCTTGCTTGATGATATTAGAGATCATAGCGCCGAAGTTGGTGCCGTCGGTGCTGCCGTCAAGCCGTACAATGACTGAGGTATTGATATTGGCAACGGTTGCGACAAGGGTGTAATTCCTTGTAGAGAGGTAGTTGACGCTGTAAACATCAACTACGTCCGTTACGCCAGGGTCTGTGAGCGTTGGAAAACTAAAAAATACTGTCTGCTGATAACTCTCGAAATAACTCATGCATGCACCTCAGTACCAGCTAATATAGCAATAATTATCAAAAAAAACGCTTAAAGTATTGGCAAAATTTTGCTAAACGCGTAGCAAAATAAGCTAACCAAGTTGAGTCTTGACAACAGCCATCTCATTTTCCAGATTTTCAATACGCTCCATTGCTTCCTGCAGTGCCTTAACAGATTTTAAATAGAGTACTGAATACTTCACAAAGTTGGTAGT